ATAATCCGCCGCACGCCCGGATCAGCCGACACGAGTACGCTGCTTTCTGTGATTTTGCTGCTGGTAGGGATGAGAACTGCCTAGCAATCCGGTCTGGTAACAAGTTGCTAGAGCTTGAAGCCTGGCGCGAAAAGGATACAAATGCCGCTGTTGGCAAATTTATCATTTTGTTCCGTAAGTACGGGTTGCGCGCAAACCAGATCTGGGGTGATGGCGGCGGCGTCGGCCATGCGATGTGCGATATGCTCGATGCCGCCGGCTGGTCGATTAACCGTTTCGATTTCGGAGCTAAGGCGCACAACGAAGCGTTGTATGTTTCCCGCGGTGCTGAACTCTGGGATCAGCTCGCAATGCGAGTCAAGAAAGGTGAGGTCGTCCTTATCAACGATCCGACGCTCATTAGCCAGCTCTCAACCAGACGAATGCTTTACGATGCCCGCGGTCGGATCAAGATGCAGGACAAAGAGGACATGCGCAAAGAGGGGCTGAAGTCGCCTGATCGGGCTGATGCGGTGATTGGCGCTTTCGCGCATGGCGTGCAGAGTTTCGCTCAATACGCGCGCCGCGTAGACGATCCTTTTGAAGAGCTTGACCGCTACTACGAGGGCTTGCCAAAGGATGATTTTAGCCGAGACTCGAGCGCTGAAGCCATCCAGAAAGAGCTTGGTGGCTGGGTTGGCGAATAAGTTTGTTTGTTTCAATCCAATCCATCAAAATGATTAATGGACACTTGAAGGGTATACGACGCAGTGGTCAAAAACTTTAATTTGTTGTTAGCCTTTGCTTTACTGGTGCCAGCTCATGGTCAGTTAGCTCAAGGTCTTTCCAAAACTTTCGGCGGCGGTTTCGGGCTTAACGCAGATCCGTTTGAACCCGGCGCGCTTTCAATTTTCGATTATTGGACCGGCCATGACCCTGCCCTTTGGTACGAGGTTGAACCGACCTTGGGAACTTTTGCGCCGTGGTTGGAACATGAGTTAAGTTGGGTAGGGACGAACCCGTATGAACTCCCTAGTGTGCTCTGGGGTTATTACGATGTCCCCGAACACAACGAGCCAGCCTGGTTGGTTCCTTTAAGCGGCGATGCGCAGATCCAAGCTTATATCGGCTGGCTCAAGTACTTGGCTGGGGTGTTGCCCAGGGGAAGCAAAGTTGATTTGATTGCCGAGCCTCTGCACACCAACATGTCAACTTTGGAACGAGCGCTCGGGGGCACTGGGCAAACCGGTTGGGACGGGTTTATCCAGGCGATCAAGTTGGCTCGGCAATATTTGCCGGGTATCCAGCTTGGGATTCTGGAATACTACATCGAATTTAACGATGATTCGCTTGATCCCACGCCCAACGCCACTAGTCAGTATATTGCGATGCTCAAGACGCTAGCGGCCAATGGCGCCGCCCTGGATTTTGTTTCCTGCGAGGGCGATTTCTTGGAGAACGTGCCAACTGGTGATCTCACCGCAGCGATGCAACGGCTTTCCACTGGCACTGGTTTACCGGTAGTGATCAGTCAACTAGCGATCAACACGAATGACTTGGTAAATTTCCAGCGGATCTTTATCGCGCTGTGGCAATCGCCCTACGTGATCGACGTCACCTATTGGGCCCAGTCGCACGAGACCGGGACGAGTTATTGCGATACCTGCAACGATGTCCTGTGGAGCGGCGGTCAGCCAACCGATAAACTTCTTTGGCTCCAATCCTATATTCCCGGCAGCCATCCGCCTAACAATTTCCTGAACCCTTCGCCTTCACCAAGTCCGTCGCCTTCTGCAACACCAACTCCATCTGTTTCACCCAGTCCGACGCCATCCGTTTCGCCTTCCGCGACTCCGACACCAATACCTTCCGCAACTCCGGTTCCAGCCCCGAGTTCAACGCCATCTCCAAGTGCGACGCCGAGTCCTGCTCCAACTGTTTCGCCAGGTGCAACTCCGACGCCAGTAACGCCAGGGCCAACTCCGGAGTTAAGGCATCACCACCGCCATGCTCGTGATTTTGATTCATTGTGGCAACAATTCCTTTCTTGGTTACAAACAAACAACAACTAAAACAAAGTCTATGAAATTCATGACAGCAGTTAGTCTATTAGTAGCATTTGTGTTCGTCGTGGCGGATGCTCGCGCTTTTGAAACAGCGCAGGGCGTGACTGCTACTCCGATTACCAGTCTGCCGTTTACTATTACCACATCCGGCAATTACTATCTGCCGGCGAATCTCACTTTCAGCGCCGCTGGCAGTGCTATTGTGGTCGCGGCTGATGAAGTGGTCATTGATCTGAATGGACGCTCGCTGGTGGCTAAAGGAGCTGCGACCAGTTTTGGCGTTGGCGTCGGAATCGTGGTCCTTAATCACGAGGACGTGATCATTCAGAACGGTGACATCAACGGGTTCGGTTATATCGGGATTCTGTTCGATGCCACTGACAAAAAGCGCGAACACAACCAGAAGAATGACGCTCGCCGTGTGAACTTTAATGGTGATAGGATTGGCGTCCTAAGTATTTCAGGCAGTATCAATAAGGTTGAAAATTGCGATTTCGACGGCGGGAGCGTCGGTATCTATGACATTGCCTCTTTAGGCGGTGACCGGTTCCAACAAGATAACTTTGAGAATCAAAAACCTGCTGAAGCCATGAATACAAGCATTGGAGTTTTGGTAACTGTCGGCGCGGGCACGCTCACCGAAGATTGCCTGATAGCCGATGATACCGACGGAATTGTCCTTGGGAGTGGAACCGATAAATTCCGGTTTGACTCGTTCAATTCAGTCACAACACACGTTATCGGTGGAACTGAAGAACTCGCGGGCGATCTTTGAGCTGATGGCGATCCTGGTTCTATTAACCGGTTGCGGTAAGGCGCCGCAGCCGGTTGCCAGTCAAGCCAGCGCTACTCCCTCCCCGGAGGCGGCGGTGTCGCCGGCCTTAACTCAGGAATTCGCAGGCGCCGATAATCCCGCGGTTGCGGTGCCGGAGGTTTCTGTCACGGTGACGCCATCTTTTAAAAGCCAGGAAGCAAATGAGGCTTTCGGAGCTTACTACGACTCTTATCGGCAGTTGACTGGTTTGCCCGCGCCGCAGGTTGACCCAATCAATAATCCCCAATCGGTGATTAGCTCGATTAACCAGGTCGGCAATCTGCTCGAGCAGATGAATGCGAGCGAGCGAACGCTCAAGCAAAACGCGAGTCCAGCGGAACTGCAGCGCTTCAGAGCGTGGCGCAAAGAGTTGACGCATCCAGAGCCCGAAGAGTAATCTGTCTAAAAAATATGAGCACAGCTCGTCTGGTTTCTGGTTCAACTCTGCCTGGAACAACAACCTTGGCCGAATTGATTGATCAGGTCTATCCCAGTCGAAGCACCGACCTGGACAGTGGTAGCGCAACCTTTGTCGTGGTTTCGCCCCAGGTGATTTCCGCACGCTGGAATGGCACTGATAGCCTGATAAACATTGCCTTTAGTCCGCGCGCCGTAAATCCCGATCAGATCAGTTTGCAAATTACGCCTACCCTTACATCAATTACTCCCGATACTGGACCGGCCAATACCGACGTAACCATCGATGTTGTCGGCACCGACTTTGATCCTGCAGCCATCCTGATATTCGGGACCGCAGAAGCGCCGCCAAGTGCGCCGGCAACCCCCACAGATATGAGCGTCGACATGGGCGCTGCGGCGTTTCCACAGCCTGGGATAATCATGTGTAGGGTCCGCAATAGCGACGGTATAGACAGTAACGCATTGCCTTTTACGGCAACTTAAAACTGAGCCTGCGAAGAGGCTTTGTATCTTCGACAGAGCACGTACGACTGCAAAGATCGTAAACGGCCGGAAATGGACGACGACGACGGAGACAAACAAATATGAATGGAGATCCACAAGTTCAGGAAGGGCAAGGTCCGGAAACCCTTGCGGCACCCGCGCCAGGCACCGCGGTTTTAGGCACTGCAACCATCGCCTCATTGTTTACTCTTGCATATAGTACGCTGAGCGGCGATCTCGGGACGCCCACTTACAAGTGGATCGATCCATTTACGATCCAGGCAAACTTTGTGGCCGGCACAACCGATAACGCTAAGTGCAGCATCATTAATTGCCGATTTGAGGCGCGCGCCCTTGTGCCGTCAACTATTTCGCCTTAAAAACCTTATGGCTTCTATAATTATCCGAAACGCCTGGATAAGACCAGGCAGTCACTCTAACCTGAAGCTCGATACCACCGCTGGGCTAACTGTCGGCAGCACGGTCGCAGTTGGCCCAAAGTACAATGCGGTTATTGAAATGTTCTTGCCGTATAACCAGATCAGAGTTCGAACGCTCCCGTTGGCTGCGCCTGGATCTTTTGGGCTGATTTTCAGGAAGGGTGTGACGGTTGCCTAGAGCCCGCGAAGAGGCTTCATTTCTTCGACTGACCACCCTTGAGACATGCCCGACAATGAAATTTACGAGAAAATCGTAGACGATCTCGAGGATCGCCAAGCCTACGAGCGTCGCCAGATTCTCTGGGCCCGGATGCGCAAGGAAGGAGTTAAACGGCCGCGCAAGCCCTGGCCTGGCGCCGCGGATGCGCACGTACCGATCGGTGACACGATTATCTCCAAGCTCAAAGCCTACTACATCCAATGGATCTTCGGACCCGAGCTTCTGGCTAGTTTTTATGCGCTCGAAGATCAGGGCGACAGTTACACCGATTCGGTTGCTCAGTGGTTTGATTACCAGGTGCGCGAGAGCAGCAATTTCCCGAATGCGGCAATTTGTGCGATCGATTCGTTGCTTCAGAACGGAGCCGGGTTTTTAAAGCCGTATTGGGACGCTGACAAGGAACGGCTGGCGTTTGCCAGTGTTCATCCGTACTTCATTATCACGCCGCCCTGGACACAGGAAATCAACGAGTCGGATCGTCTGGTGCACGTGATGCACTTGAGTGAAGATCAGTATCGGCGAAGTGCGGGAGCCATCGGCTATAATACCGACGACGACTACATCAAGACCATCACCGGCGAGGGCAAGCCTGACAGCAAATACCAGCAGGCTCGCTACATTGCCGAAGGTTTGAGCCATAGCCGGCTAAAAGATCTGATTATCCTTTGGGAGGTCTATTTGCGCCAGGATGACGGCCAAATCGAGGTTCAGACCTTTTCTCCGTTACAGCCAGACGAGCCGGCGAGAGCGCCGTTCATGTTGCCTTACCAGCACAAGCAGGTGCCGATTGTGCAATTGCCTTACGAGTTGATCGACGCCGGTTTTTACTCGAGCCGCGGTATCATGGAACTGGTCCAGATGTTCGAGGCCTCGGCGAGTAAAATGTGGAACGAGAAACTGGACTTCATGTCGATCGCCAACCGGCCGGTGCTCTCGAGCCAAGGCGGTTCCATCAATGCGCAAAACATCCGCTGGGAACCGGGTGCAGTTTACGATTCGGCTTTGCAGCTTATCCAGCAACCTAGTCCACCGGTAAGTTTCGATGAGGAGATTAACAATACGCGGAGCCTCGCCGAGCAAAGGGTGGGCATACCTGATTTCGGCGTTGGCCAAGAGAACCAGCCTCAAAAAAACCGCACAGCGACAGAGACTAACGCGATTACGACGGTGATGCAGCAGTCTAACGACTTGCGTGCGCGCGTTACCAAGAACGCTATTGCTACGGTTTACGAGCAAGCTTGGTCAATCCTGCGGCAATACAAGAAAGACAGTCTGGATTATTTCTGGCGCAATCAGCGGATAACTCTCGATGACGCCGCCTTCGACAACGCTTACGTGATCAAGCCCAACGGCAGCGTCGACGGGTACAGCCGGGAACGCGAGATTCAGAAATTGATGCAATTGCGGCAACTGGCACAAGGATCGCCCTGGATCAAGCTGCCAGAGATTGACCGCAAGATTATTGAGCTGATGGATTCGAGCTGGATCATGCAGGTTTTCGAGGAACCGCAAGATATCATGCAAGGTCAGCAGGAATTACAGGCAGTCGAGAACTCAGTGATGCATGACGGCTTCTTGCCGCAGGTCAAGCCGAGCGATGATCATGTTGTGCATCTGCAAATTCTCACAGGCTTTATCGGCTGGTGTCAGCAAAACCAACGACCGCTCGAACCCAACGTGATGCCGACATTTTTGCAGCATGCGCAGAATCACGTTCAGGCTGCCAAGCAAGATCCGCAATACATGAAGGCGCATGGACCGCAGGTTCAGCAGATGGCGGCTCAAGTTGCCCAGATTCAAAAGCAGATGGCCGGCGTCCAGCAAGCTCAACAAAACGCAGGTCAAGCAATGATGGCCTTGCGCGGTGGTGGTCCGCCCCCTGGAATGCCACCGGGACCACCTGGGATGCCTCCGGGAATGCCCGCAAACGGTGCGCCAGGTCCAGCGTTACCGCCGGCGCCGCCTGTGCCAGGGATGCCGGCCGGACCAGGCCCATCGATGCCGCCTGGCGGACTATTGCCAAATCCGACAAACGGGAGCTTACCAGGATGATCGTGAAAACTTTCCTTCGATCCTTCATGTGGATGCTTTTGAGCCGGCCGGTATTGCGTGCGGTCAACTGGACAAAAGAGGAACGTGCACATTTTGACTTGTTCGCTCGTTCTAGTTGCGGTATAAAGCTTTTCGAATTCCTGCGGCAAACTGTTGCATCTACGACCTTTAATGCTGTTTACCAAGAAAAGGTGAGCGCAAGTCAACATGCAAGAGGGATGCAGGATTTATTAGGTTTACTACATCGGCTGCGCGCTTTCCCTCCAGAGGTTGAGAGCGAGTATGATCTTGATGAGGTTGAGCCACTACCGTCGCAACGAGGCGCGTTTGATGGCCGGCGTTTCGGTTTTGGCGATGGCAATTCGGCCATCAGATAACCCAAGATAATGCCCGAAACAACATCTGCGCCCGCACCGGGCGAGGTGAGTGATGCCAGTTCTCCGAGTGAGCCTCAAGCCCAAGCTCTCGACCTCAGCTCGAGCCGAAGCTCTCTGGATAGCGGTAGCTCTCAACCCGCTCAAAACGGCGCATCTCAATCCGAAGCTACTGAAGATAAAAAGCCAAAGCCTCTCAGCCGCTATGAGCGAACCAAGCGGCAGCGAGCCGCTTTGGCTCAACGCGAAGCTCAGATCAGGGCGCGTGAAGAACAGATTGCTCAAGCCGAGCGAGCTAGGACCGCGCCAAAAAAACCTGATTACACGATTGCTGAACTTCGCCAGTATCGCAAGAACTGGCAAGACGAAGCGAAGAAGTTGGACTGGGATCCAGAGGAACAAGCCCTAAAGCTTGATCTGGTTGAAAAGGCTGACAAGGAGATCGCACGTCTCGAGCAACTAGAGCAACAGGAACAAGGCCAGCAGAGTTTTACCAACGAATGGCGGACGGCGGAAGCCGAGCTCTATCAGGCAGACCCTGAATTCCTACGTTCAGGGACCAGGCTTGACACCAAGTTGCGTGAGATCATGGGCGGTCAGGACGGGAACATTTACCGTCAACATCCGCGGGGAATAGTTGCGGCATATCATCGGGCTAGAATGGAACTTCTCGAAGGCGACTTCAAGTCGGTCACAGGGGAGAACCAGCAACTCAAAGCAGAGCTGAAACGGCTAACCGGCCTTACCTCGATTGGCGGCGGTGTTCCGGGCAGAATCGGTGGCAACAGGATAGAGAATATCAATGATTTCTCTAAGCTTTCGAGCGCCGATATGCGCAAACATTTGCGCAGCACCTCGGGTAAGGACGCGATGCCGTGGATCTAGAAAATGACTTCAATAAAATAACCTATGGCCACCACTGTAAACCAACCTATTTACGGCGCTGTCAGTACTGTCGACAAAGCCGCTGAATACCGCATCTATTTCGCGAAAAAACTCTTAGAACACCAGATCGATAAGCTCCAACTCTACGAGCCGGCTTACAAAGCCAGTATCCCGCAGGGCCAAGGCAGTAAGACCATCCGGATGTTCCGGGCACCTCCTGCGAGCATTGCCAATGTCATTACCCTGACCGAGGGCACGCCTCCGACCAATGCTCCGTACAAGCTGATTTACGAGTTTATCACCCGTACTCTGCAACAGTACGGAGGCTACGCCCAGGTGAGCGATATAGTCGATGAGACGGAATTCCTTGACACTGGTGATGCCTTAATGACCAAATTCGGCGAGGAAGCCGCCCTTTGGTGTGACACCCTGATTAGAAATGCCTGCATTAACGGCACGACCGAGGAACCAACCAAGTTTGGCAAGTTCTACGCAGGTGTGGCCACGGACTTTGCCAGTCTGGTGGCATTGACGCCCCAGAATGGGCGCTTCAGTACTGACGACCTGATTGACGGTGTTACCCGGTTACGGCTCCAGAAGGCCAAGGCATTCGATGACGGCACCTTTGCCGCGGTGGTCAGTCCGGAACAGGAACGCGACTTGATCGAGGAACAAGGTTCGGCCTGGGTTTATGCGAGCGCGTTCCAGAAACCCGAACAAATCTGGAAAGGTGAGATCGGCACATTGTCCGGCATCAAGGTGATGCGCACAACTAACCCGATGTATCAGACCAGTGGCGGCGGCGAAGGCGTTGCCCAGACTACCGGCCCGATCATTGCAGCGCTAATCTTCGGCAAGGACGCATTCGCGGTCCCAGACTTGGAAGGCGAGAACCCGCCAAACCCGAAGGTCTACACGATCACCCAGCCGGACAGTGCTAACCCGTTTGGACAATTTATTTCTTACGTGTGGAAGACCTTTTACAACTCAGTATGCCTCAGTACATGGAACGGACTTGTATTGCAATCGCAAACAGCTTACGCGGGAGCGGCATAATCTATGGCAGCATTAATCGGAATTAGCGTGAAGCCAAAGGCGAACGGTTCAACGGCAACGGTGCCGTTGGACTTGTTGAGTCAAGATGGTGTTCCTCCGGAGCAGGGGGACAAGGTTTCCTTCCAAGCCGAGGCAACTGTTAAATCAGTGACCGACACCGACGCAACGCTCAGCCTGACCTCAATTAACGGTGAACCGGTAGCGGAAGAGGCTGGCGAGGGGCCTAGCGACGATGAGTCGGCTGAGCCTGACGAGAACAATCCAGGCGGCGGCGGCGGGCCAACTAGTCCGGCTGCTAAAGCTGCGACCGCCGGGCTAGGTGCTGCGTTGCGTAAAGGGGCCAGAGGCCGGCCGATGCCGTTCTAACTTTGTTTCGCGTGGAACAAAATGCAGATCATTGTCAGAAGCAGCAAGTCGGAGCTCGAGCGGCGCAACACTGAACGTGCCGCCGAGACTTTACGGCATTATTACGGGCGCGAGATTCGCGACGGGGCGCGATTCAAATCCAAGGCGGGAACTAAGGAGCAGATAAAGAAAGTCTTACGCGAATCATGCGAGCCGTCCAATTAGCCAAGGCTACTGATCAGATAGTAGAGATGGAAAGGCTCTATGGGCCTTTTGACTTGGATTTTGACGGATTGCCGACTCCAGGCTGGGTGAGCCGTAATTTACGGAGGTTACGGCTTCCGGAAGGCTTGCGGCTGGCGTTTTTCCCAGACCTGTGGGTAAGGCGAGTCTATGTCAATCGGCGTATGAGCGATGCGCTTGAGAAGGCCTTAATGGAAATCTGTGCGCGGTTTACGCCGCAATTTAGGTCAATCAACGGCTTGGATCAATTCGTGAAGTGTTACTGCTTTAGCGAAGGGACCAGTCCCAATCTGTTCTGGTATGGGGGCGCCTGGCGATTAAGCGAACAGGTTGGCGGTCCAGCCTTAGAGGATGCGCGCCAGATTTTTGTCAGACATGGATTCACCCACGCTTGGACGACCGATAAAAACCGGCTTCGCGATTTCGAATTTTGGTAATGGGATGAAATGGACGTTTTTTACCCTTACCTCTTGGATGCCAACGGCAATTTCCTGGTTCGTAATCGCCGTTGGGGTCGATCCTATCAAGATGATAGGTCAAATCAGGTCTCTCTCCCATATCAGCAAAGAAGTTTTCAAACTTCTTCCAACGGTGACAAACCTTGATTCCACGACCACCGTAATATTTGAAAGCTTGCTCACAGGAAAGAGTGCATCTCTTCCACATACTTTGCCAAGATCCATAAGCCAGCGTTGGTCTGATCTTCTTTTGAGTATACCCCGCTTGTCCGTGAGTTTTAGATGTGCGGCTAGCAATGCTTCTTTGCAGACACCCACAACTGTTAATTTTCCCATATCTCAAATGATCTCCGCGGATCGTTTTGGTAATTCCACAACTGCATTGGCAGAACCAATGTACGGCGCTATGCTTGCTTGGTGCTCGCTCAAGTACTGTGAGCTTTCCAAAGGTTTTCCCTTTAAGATCAATTGGGCTCATTTGGATGCAATTAGAACACAAAACACAACCTCAGTCACTAGAAGATTTGAGTTTTGGTAAGTGGCCGGACATGGAACCGCGGCATCAGGACAAAATCTGGATTGGCGTAATTTTGTTAGTAGTGGGCTTCCTGGTTTTGTTTGGGATAGCTGAATTGATTGGTCGATGTTCTCACTAGGTGGTCAATGGAGGAAAAAAGTGATGTTCCGGCTAATAACAGTACGGCGTTGGTCAAGATACTTAATCAGATCAATGTACCTACTCTGCTGGCAATTTTTCTCTTTGGCGGCGGGAACATTTTCCAGGGTCAGCAGATTTCTAAGGAATCCCATGACGATGTTGAACGTGCCGTTAGAGAGATCCACCAGCTCTTTAATAAGATCGAGGAGTTCGAACAGCGACAAATCCAGATTCTCAAAAACCAGACTGACTTACTCCATAGCGCAAATGATTCGCTGAAAAACCAGGAAGAAATGCTGACGCTGATCCGAAAAACTCAGAAACGTGTTTTGAAAGATACAGGGATCGACGAGGACAAACCTCCGTCGTTTTAAGTATGGACAAAATAAAGACGGTCGGCGGTGTATCGATTTACCAGGAGGCGAATGCCTTGCTCTACAAGGCAGGTGCCAGCGTCAATGGCGATGGCTCGCCGCACTGTTATCATCCTGACGACAGCAAAGGGCTCGATTACCTGGCGAATGCCGGTGAACCCGGCAACTGGTGGGGTATTTATGCGCCTAGTGGCAATCCATTGGTTCAAGGAATCTATCATCCGGCACCCGGTTATTACATTTCAACCACTGCGCTGTTTAACCCTGGTTTCCCGAAAGATCGGCCTGAACGTTACATCGATTCGGAACGTTACCCGTTCATGGTTGTGCCAGGCAATTTCGGCCAGGGCTGGGGGTTGGGCGACGTGGGTTTTTGCCTTAACCAGAAAACCGGCGACAACATGTACTGCGCGACTGGGGACGTTGGCCCGACGAATCATATTGGGGAGGTCTCGATGTTGCTGGCTACATGTCTGGGCTTAAACAGTTCGCCAAAAAAAGGCGGCGCTGAAGAAGGGATTGTGTACGTGGTATTTCCTGGCAGTGATCCGGTTTACAAACCATGGAAAGACAAATGCCAGATTGCCATCGACAAATTTGGGGCGTGGGGCGGATTACCCAAGCTTGAACAGTTGATTTCTCAATTATGATTTCGGCTCTGATTTACTGGCTGATTTTAGTTATCATTGTCTGTCTGCTCTATTGGGTGCTATCCCAGTTTGCGCCTGCGCAGATCATGAAAATCGTGCTCATAGTTTGCGTGGTGATAATTGTACTGTCATTGATTTTCCTCTTTCTCCCTCTGGTCGGGGTTCATCATTTATGAGCGCTACCGATATCGTTTTTTCTCCACAAAGCATTACGGCCATGAAGCTGAACCTCATGGTTAAAGAGCTGAATGCAGCGATTGCCGCTGCCGGAGGGGGCGGTGGAACGGTTTCCGGCAACTTGATCTATGGGGAAACCCCGGCTGGAACTCTTGACGGCGCCAACAAGAATTTCACCACCGCTAATACTTATCGGCCAAACCTGTTGTCGGTATTCCTCAATGGCGTGCGCCAGCGCAGAACTAATGACTATAGCGAGACCAGCAACAATTC